CTTCTATAATGCTCATTTATTATTCCTCCACTTCAGGCAATCCAGCTATACTTGTAAGTACAGACAAAACATCAGCCAATAAACTTGCTGATGCTACTGCAAGCCAATTTACATCTTGCATAACTGCTGCTACGCCAATCGTAGCCACCGCTGTTTGAGCCATTGTCTTTATTGCTCTGATACCTGCAGCCTTAATCCAAACATTTGTTTTATTTTTCATATTATTACTTCCTTTCGCTTTCTAAATCGGCAATTCTATGATTAATAATTTTAAGTTGTTCTTCTTGCACACTTGTTTTTTCTTCGAGGTGATACATTCGCTCAACTAAATTATTATGTTTATCTACTTTCTTTTCTAATTCACTTATACGATAGGTTGTTAATTTATTACCTGCTAAAATACCGCCAAAAGTACCGATAAGTGCCAATCCACCAGAAATAAGTGCAGAAATCACGCTTGAATCCGTATCCATCACTCCTTGATTTTAATCAATGTATTGCTATCAATAGCGAAGTATTTGTTGCTATCAATAATCAATATATTTCCTGCAAGAACATTTGAGCAATCATACACACTTTTCATATCGTGTACTACAATATTATTTTGCACAAGCGGTTTACTTTCTATAATTTCTACATTTTCATCTCGACTATAAAGCAAACGATTAGTTGTTTTATAAATTTCTCCCTTATGATTTTCGTCTGTACGAATAAACTCCGATTTGCTTGCTATTGTATTAGTACCACAAGCGATAATATTAAAATCTTGTTCATGGTATGATATTAAATTGTAGTCATAAGTATTCGGCAAAGTACGATTATAACCACCGAATAAAATTGCTATTGCATTATCGTTTGAAATTAACATAAAGTTAAATGTTCTTGTTATAACTGCCGAAATTGTACTATATGTGCTAAGAGCTAAATCTGCGGAAGTATATGGCACTCCGTTGACTATTCTGCATATTCCGTATCTATTCGTTGCAGCGTTGATAGCATAGCCCATTATAAGCTTTATCTTATAGCAGTTATTCACATTAAAAATTATAGTAATGATATGAGATGAATCTTCATTAGCAAACTCTGCGTCAATATCTGTTTCGCAAGTAATTTTGTTATCTGCTGATGTTAATTCATTCGCAAATGCTTTGATAAAATCCTTTTCTGTGCCGTTTATGCTTACTGACTTATTTATATAACTCATTTTGTTACCTCACTTTCTTCGTAGACAATAGGTACTACTCTTGATATTGTTTTGATGAGTTTATCAAAATAATTTGCAGTAGTTGTATAGTGGTCTGACTTGCCACCGTTGGACTTGCCAAGCTTGGCTGATAGATGTTGCACCTGTTTTATCTGTCCTTTTAAAGCTATCATTGTGTAGCCTCCTTTTGCGTCACAGCTTTACATATATAAAACTCATCACAAGGCACTATCATATAATAATCGCCGTTTGCGGTCTGTAAACCAATGTCAAAGTAATATCGCCCAAACGCTAGCTCGGCTGTGTCCGTTGGTGTAAGTTTGATAGTACAAATACCGTCAACAACATCTGCAGAAGTAAGCGTTTTTACTATATTGTAATCGCTATTTTCTACATTTTCCTTAACACCAAATATGATTTTTTCGCCGTCTTGAAGCGTGTACTGCTCACCTTTTTCGTTCTCGATATTCAAGCTTAAATCGTTTGTTGTGCCTCTGATTATGTTAATCATCTAATCACCCCTATTCGTTGTATCCCCAAGCGTGTAGTCCGTTGCCGAGGTCTATATCCGTTACATTATGCCCAAAGAGTTGATTGCAGGTAAAGTTATTGCTTACATTTAAGCCCTCTGATTCGGTGTATCTGAGCTTATTTACATATATTTTTTGATTTTTATCGTACACACTCCAGGTCATTGCATCGCCGTCTATCAGGTCAAATGTAAGACCATACTGCCCAGTATCACCGCCACGAATACCAATCTGACCCACCTCAGTGTCACCACGCCAAAACTTGATGCCCTCCTTACTTACAGTCATAAGTTTGCTGCCAACACTGTTATTAACTGTAATTGTATTATTTACGCTGTCTAATTTCATTGTTCCGTCATCAGACACAAGAACGCCGCTTTCCATCTTCCAGACAGCAATAGAGCCTGTTGTAGCTATAATTTTGATACCTTGTAGTGTGCCAGCTTTAATAATGTCAGCATTAAGCGTTCCAGTAGTAATGAAATCTGCAACAATAGCACCGTCCATAGTCATTGCAAGCGGAAAAGGTCCATTATAGCCATTATTACTATATCCAAAACCATTCATATTAAATCGCCATATCTTAGTTGCTGTGTTTATATCTGGAGCGTTCATAATAAGCAGTTCAGACGGTTTTTCGGACGGATTAAGCACAACATATCCGCCGCTTGCACCTGTAATTAACGCTGTTGCGGTTTCTATCGCTTTTTGCCAAGCACTTGGCTGTTTATCTACGGTTGTGCTTATCTGATTAATTCTCGTAGTATTATCAATGAGCTTTCTTGAGATTTTTTCAGGCGATGTTGAAAGAGTAACCGTGTTGTTGAGCGGTTCGTTTGGGTATTCTTTAATTTCAACAACTGTATGCTCAAGGCGTTTATTTCTTCTGCGGTCTATAAGTGTAATTACGCTATTAAGCCTTATATAAAATTCAGAATATTCTATCTTATTAAGTCTTGCAAGGTCGATAATTTCACACACATAAGACCGTTCCGGCAGAGCTAATTCTTTTAGCTTTTCCTGAACATCTACAAGTAAACTTTCAGCCTTCGTATATCTTTCATCTCTCCAAACGATTGCAATAACCTTATTGCTATAAGAGTTATTATCAATATATTCTTTCCCGTTGTTGATTTTGGCAAAAGATAACCCGTCTTTGCCATAAGCATAAAGACGGGTAGCAAAGCCACTTGAAGAACCTTTGAAAGTCAGCTCTTTTAAATTTAACTCATCACTAAAAAATACATTATTTGCAAGTGTTGCTGGCACAGAAACATTAAGTATTTTGCGTATATTATCCACATCAAAAGATACATTGTACATTGTTTTATTTGTACAATTATTAACAATATCGAGTGGTGTAACATCTGTTAAATCAAAACTGCGTTTTGCAGTAACAAGACCTGCACCGACCACGCTCCAGTTCGTGCCGTCAAGTGCTGTCGACATAGCTTGAACGAAGCTTATAGTATCATACTTAAAGGTGCTAAATATCTTACTTTTTAGTTCGTCAAGGTCGATTTCAGCATTAACAGTAGCTATTGTTCTGCGTTCATTTATGCTCTTGATATTGTAATAAGTACCATCATATTCAATGCGTTCTTCTTCGGCTATCAGGCGATATTCTGGGCTTTGCGGTGATATATCGAACTGCATTGTTTTACTGCCACCAAGCGATGATGTTATGCACCAATTCGATATGCACGATAGAGGATAAACTTTCCCTCCGCTGTATAATTTCATTGCTTTCATAATTCACCTCATATAAATGTAGGATAATATTCAGTTACAAACTCAACTTTTACTGGTGATGAGTGTTGAGCTATGTATATGTTTTTGCCTGGGTGTAGCTTTGGAAATTCTACAACATTAGAATCTCGAAAGCATTAAGCCCATTTTTTGTAACCTTGCAGTTTATGCCATCAAACACAACAACATCTCCTGAATTAACCTTATCCATAGAATAAGAAACTGAATTAGAGCCATATGACATAATAAATTTAAGCCTTGTATTAGCCATTAGACCAAGTGCAAGTGAAACATCTTCAATGGAATAATTCATAGAGCCAGCGAGAGGTGCTACATACTTAAAGCTTTCGCCGAGCAATGAAACATTTGTATTAGCGGAGCTTGAAGCTGTAGCAAGGACATCTGCAAAATGTGTGCTATCTTTTGCAGAAAGTCCAAATGCTGTAAGAGCGTCCGTTACAATATCTGATGTGGTTGCAAGGTCTAAGCCGTCGGCGGCAGACAGATTCATTATACCATCAATACCATCAATCATAGATTTAGTGTCCCAGCCAGCCATAGCCATATACTGAAAAGCTTCCGCAGATTCAGTGGCAGAAAACTTTGTAGTTGCTCCCATCTCTTTCGCTTTATCTGTAAGAGATTGAAGGTCATTTCCAGTTGCACCAGAGATAGACGATACTTTCGACATAGCTGCTTCAAAGTCCATACCTACCCTTGTAGCAGCTGTACCTATAGTTCCAATTCCTGCTGAAACTGTCGCTACTGATGTTGTTACTACTGATGTAAATTTTCCAATCATATCAGTAGCTTTAGAAGTCACTGTACCTACTGTTCCTACACCAGTTTTGGCAAGTTTTTTTAACTTAGATAAGCCAGTAGAAAAACCGTTGCTGTCAATCTTAGTATCAAATTTCAAACTTCCGTCATAGCTCATATTCTCACCTACTTTCTTGTAAAATAAAAGCGCACACCATTTCTGATGTACGCTCGAGTGTTAAATTTTAATAATTAAAATTCATAGTGTGACCACATAGATATTATTTTTATTATCTTTTCTTCCTCATAAACCATATATACAAGCCTGTGCTGTGAATTAATCCTGCGTAAATAGCATTGTTTGAGATTTCCGACAAGCCTTTCATACGGCGGAAGATTTTTATAAGGATTCTCCGATATAAACTCAAGAAGATTGCTGACATTCTTTTTTAAAGCCGGATATTGCTTAATCTTTTCCTTATCTTTTTGAGCTGATTTAGTAATCATAATTATATAATTACCATTCAAATTCTTCACACTCCTTAAGCGGAGTATTTACCCCATTTTCAAGTTTTTCTTTCATTCCTGGAATAGAGGTAAGATAAAGAGTTTCCATAAGGCTGTTATACTCGCTTTCACTTATAAGAACCGCATTGCCATTCTTAGTATTGATATTCACAGGTTCGTTATACTTAATGGTTTGTTCTATAAGCTCAAAAAGCTGTTTTCTGAAATTTGTTGCATTTGTGTTAATCATTTTCTGCACCTCCATTTATATTATATGTACATTATAGCGTACATATAAGTAAAAAGCAAGAGATTTTTTTCAAGAAAAAAGCACACTCGGGTGAGAGTGCTGACTTATTTTTAAAAATTAGAAAAAGCGTTGACAAGCACGATATATCGTGCTATAATATAAACATAGAGAGGAGGTGAAAAAATGAAAGGCAAAAAAATCGACGAGCTAATCAAGTTGATTGAAAAAACTCGAAAAGCTCGTCATCAAGATTATATCCTTAGTCGGTTGGGTTTTAATCTTGATAAAGATTATTTTCGGATAATCCGAAAGGTGGAGAGGGAAGCAGTAACTTCCCTTAAAACCACCTATATTATAATATAAGCCTTTCAATAAGTCAATGAAGAAAAAAGTAAAATTAGTTTTTCATATCATTATGCTTGTTGCACTTGTATCTTTTCTTATCTATCTTATTATTCTAATCATTGGAGGTTTTAGATTATGAATCTTAAAGAAATTCGATTATCAAAAGGTATTTCCGTTCCTAAGCTTGTTGAACTTTCGGGAGTACCTCGCAGAACTATTCAAGACATCGAAAAAAATGGAGATTGTAGAGTATCAACTGCTATTAAACTCGCTGACGCTCTCGATGTAACACTTGATGAGCTATGCCGTATATCAAATAACAAATAAGCAATTACCACTCGATTATTTTCGGGTGGTAATTATTTCTTCATCAACATTTTTTCAATTTCACTAATTTTCTCGTTTTCGCTTTGACTTTTAGGCAAGGCGTGTAGTCTTTTCATCTTACTGTAAAACTGACGCTCGCTTGTAGACATCTTACTGCTGATTTTCATAGTACGATAGCCCATAATTTTTACAATCTCACAATCATTGGTAAGTGATTTAAATAGAGCATTGAATTTCCACCAGTGCAAATATTCTATGCTTTCTAAATCTATGCCGTATTGCTGCATAAATGCCGCATAAATATATCCGTCATCATATTCAAAATCATAGCAACGACCACCTTCGGACTGCTTAGAACTGCTTTCCTTTCTATCTTTTCCGCAGGAATAAAACCAAATAAGCTTGTCAACTGCTTCATTGAGGTTATTAGGTAACACAGGGTAGAATAATTGTAAAGCATTAGCTATTTTAAGATGTTCGGGAAAATCATCGTCAAACATCATCTGTTCAAATAATATTGCTGTGCGGAAGTCTGAATTTATCTCAACCTCCGCACCGTCAATATTAACGCTCTTTGGAGCATTATCTATAAGCAGGCTCATTCTCTTTTAACTCTCGCAATAGAATACTTATTGAACAAAGTTTCGAATTTTTCGTTTTGCTCTGCCTTAATTTGCTCTATTGCTTTGATAACTTCACCAAAAACATTTATGCAATCGAAAAGGCTCGAACCGTTTTTAATCAACTTTTCCGCTGTTCCTTCTCCAAAAAGTTCATCTATAAATCCTGCGATAGCTTTACACTGATTTCTAACAGCTTCCGATTCAGCCTTTGCTTTCTTTGTTGCGTTTTTGCATTCATCAAAAACTTTTTTACTTGCTTTTTCGACCTTTTCGAGAACATCTGCGTCAAGAAAATCGAGGTCCTGAACCTCGTGTCCCATAATAAGCATTATTTATCACTCCTTTGCTGTAAAGGTTCTTGTGCTTGTATTAAATATGCCCTCAATAATCTCATCGGCACCAAGCAAATTACCGCTTGCACCGAGGTCGCCATCATCATTAGAAAAGCTTGCAAGCTCAACTGCGACCTTGATTTTTCTTGCATTGTATGTATTTTTAAAATTCTTCATACTTTCCGAAATTATCTGTTGATTTGTATTATCAAAATCAAAGTCACATAAACCTCTTACAAGCATATCCTTAGCCACTGTGAGCGGTTTAATCTCATCAGAGTATAAATACACAGTGGTGCTGTCTGCGGTCTGCAAGCCGCTTTTCAGGACATTTCCTGCCTTATTTTCACGCCAATAGACGCCACTTATAAAATGCCTTGTAAAACCTTGCGTAGCTTTATTGTAAAGATATAGCGTACAATCTGCGTTTTTTAACATCACCTAAGCCCCCTATATAGCAAGCCTGTGTTTGACAGCCATTTATATACTATTTCTCGTATATCTGATTTCAGGTTTCTTTGTTTGTTGGAAGTGCTTTCGTATGACTTTGACCAGCCACCAACACTTTCAGACGATACGCCGTCGTTATCTGATTGCTCATAGCTATAAAGTTTTTCCGCAAACTCACAACAACACATTTTTACACATTCCGGTATATTGTTTTCGTCAATGTTATCGCAAGTATAAAGCCTAATTTTCTGCGTTGCCGACCTTGCATAAAAAGAAAAAGCGGTATCAATAACCGCCTTTTTACCGCAAAGATATTCGTTTTTATAGAAATCCTCGTCTGCATAAATTGTCATTGATACCACCTACTTTCATCACTTTTTAAACTTTGCAATGACAACCTTTGATTCATCGCTAAGTGCAGCAATATAGTGTTCATCTGCAGAAATAATTGTCTTTCTTGCGAGAGTTTTACGCTCTGTTTCAATATTTACATTACGCTTCAGATAAACTGTAAGTGCTGCAGTTTCGTCCTCTGTTTCGTTATCCTGATTCAACTTAACAATCGGATTAAAATAGCAAGGTGTAGTAACCTTTGTGACCTTATCGCCTACCTTAGCATTAGGAAGTGTTTCCTGAACTTCGGCAATATTTGAATTTGTTGTTGCTGTTCCTGCACTATCAAACTTATACCATTCTGAATATAAAGGAACTTTCTTTGACGGAACTATTCTTGTATTGGCAATCTTTCCAATTTCTCCTGTCATAATAACATTGCCTGTATACTTATCGGCAGAGATGAAATCATTATCCTTTCTAAGTACAGTAACCTGGGCAGGAGCGACAAACATTACCTTTTCGGTATTAACTTCTTCATTAAATAGGTCAATGGCATCTACTATCTGAGCATATGAAATAACCTTTGATGAGCCATCAAAAATAAGCGGAGCTGTAAGCAATTCTTCTATTGAATCATTATCAACCTTTGAAGCAATAGCTTTAGCAAGCTGATTATTTGTTTCACCAACAGGATTTCCATAACCACTAAGAATAGCTTCATCTGTAAGTTCAACTGCTTTCATAGCTTTCTTAACAGTTACTTGACGAGTGGAGGCTGTAAGCTTTGTTGTGCCTGCCTCAACGCCTTCTGCAACATCTTCGGCATCACCGATGTAGTTGTATGACGGCACTGTGATAGTTGAGCCTGGTGTACCTACAAGTGTGTTATCAATCTTTGCAATAAGTGTTACTACCATCTTTTTGTCTACCTTTGCGGAAATCATATCCGCCATAACCTCTGGGTCTATGAGGTCGCTAAGCTTTGTTGTTTCTGACATAAATTATCATCCTTTCAGTTGATTATATTTTTCAGGGTCCGACTTTTTGAGTGCAAGCCTTTGCATATACCCCATTTTTGCAAAAGCTTCTGTTGAAATACTTGAAGGATTGCCTGTTCCAGTAGGAGCGACAGGTTTACTAATAGGCTCATTTGATTCAAACAAGTAATCATTATCTGTTTTGATAGCTTCGATTGCTGTTTTTATATCCTCGCTTTGATTTTTGGAATTTTTAAGAGCTTCAATATCAAGCAATGCTTTTACTGCTTTAGCATTTCGTGCCTTACTGGAGCTTATTGCACTATCAAGCACCGCACTAAATTCCATATCAGCGATTTTTGATTGATATTCAGTTTCCTTGTTTTTAAGGTCGCTATTCAATGTTTCAATCTTGCCTTGCAATTCCTTAACATCAATTCCGTCAAATTCCTTAAGGGCGTTCTGAGCCGTTTCAAGCTGTTCCTTGTAGTTGTCTCTTTCGGCTTCAAGTCTTGCCTTTGTCTTTTCAATATCCGAGCCGTTCTCGCTCATTATTTTATCGACAATTTCCTTTTCAAGACCTAAATCCTCTAAAAATTTTCTTTGCATATAAATGCTCCTTTCGATACGCTTTTTACGAGGTTGCTTCTCATTCTACCCGTAGTTTTACGACTTCGGAACGGTCAATTTTAGGCATTAAAAAAGCACCTTGATTTCTCAAAGTGCTTAGTTTATCTTAATAAATCTTTCCTCTATAAATTCTCGAAAATCCATTGTTTCACCTACTTTCGGGTATAAAAATAGCACGCTAAATCATCAAGCGTGCTTAATCTTTATAATGACATCTGCCACCGTAATATGCTCCACATTCATCTTTTTGGCATACCATAGGCTCATAAACCGTTTGCGTTATGGTTTGTCCTTTGGTAAGTATCTGGCTTTCGTCCTCGTGGTCTTGCTTCCAGTTTTGGATAGATGTTTCTGACTTAATGTTATACGGGCATATCAAATTATCACCTACTTTCGGGCATAGAAAAACCGCCCTCAAGGAGCGGTTTAATTAATAATTATTTGATTTTTACATTTATCACATATAAATGTAGTAGTGGTCTTATAATTTCCACCAAAAGGTTTCATATAACCAACTTTACAATTTTTGCAATGAACCTGTTCACCCTTACGGAGTTTAACTAAAGCTACCCACGGAGGTTCAACTATATTAGTTTTTTCCTTTGAGTTAGTCATACAATCACTCCCATTCCAAATATGGATAACTATCATCTATATGTTTAATTATACTCTGTATAATTTCATCTGTCAACTTTATTCCTCTATGCATATATTCATTTTTATAGCACTTTAGTTCTTGATTTTTTGTATTAGGTTTGTCAATTTGTGCATGTGTTGCTTCATGCACAATAATGCAAGCAGTTTCATTAACGCTTTTAGTATTATCAACAAATACAGTTATGATGCCACTACCATAATATCCCAACAAGCTTTCGTCTGCAATATCAGAACCATAAGACAAATATACAGGTATATTATTCTTCTTAATAAACTCTAGCATTTCCTTACCAATGTCACTTTTATTAAGATTTTTAATAATGTTATGTGGTTTGATAACATCTCTTCCTTTATCTGGAGTTCTGGCATCAAATGTTATGAAAAGACCTTCGCTATCTTTATAGCGTGCCTTAACTTTTTGAAAGTCAACAGGTATTTTCCATTTTCCAACCCCAATATTTTCTAAACCGTCAATAGTCACTCTCTGCCTCTGCTGTGGCAATTCCATAGCTTTAGAAAAGCTTGTATATTCTTGAGAAGTACCTCTGTACTTTGCCCTTGCAAGCATTATGTCTGTTTCATCAGCTTCACCGTCCTGCAATAGCTTGATTTTCTGCCGTTCTGCTCTCATTCTCGTTTCAAGCTGTCGCTGTCTTTGCAGAGCTTCATATTTTGTATACTGCTTGCCGTTGTAGTCAATCGGAATATTTTCTTGACGATTCATTTCGTCAAGCTCTTCTTCGGTATATGTTGGAACGGAAATGCCAGGAATAACAGGATAATAGCTATGATAGCAATTAGCACCACACAAGCCAGTAACAGAGCCTAAACCGCATATGACACATACGCTGAGGCAGTTTCTTTTGAACCTAAAAAGAATATAGAAAAGAAAATTTTTTCTTCATATATTTCGGAACTTTCCCCAGATTTCTGCGAAATTTACAATCAAACATATATAGCACAGCAACAAAATCTAGATAAAATATCGGGTATGGGCTATAGAAAAGCCCTTGAATTTTTGGTAAAAGACTATGCAATTTTTCTTAACCAAGAAGATGAAGATAAAATTAAAAATGCTTCTCTCTCAAGTTGTATAAACAATTACATTGATAATATAAAAATAAGGCATTTATCTTTAGCTTCTACATGGCTCGGAAATGATGAAACACATTATATTAAAAAATATCAAGACTATACTATTGATGATATAATTACTTTCATTGATGCAACAGTTTCATTTATTGATTCCGATTTAGCTGCCATTAAAGCTGAAAAACTTATTTCCTCTCGGCAGAATAAGTGAAAGAATCTTCTTCTCCTATTAGCTTTCCGTCAAATGTCCAGTACTGAGTTACTTCTCTAACTGGGTCTTCTTCTATTCCAGCTCCACGCATTGCTTTTGTTCTTATTACTTCAATAACTTCTGCTGCATCTGTACCTCTTGCATGTATCGGTTTAACATTTTCAAATCCAAAGCTCATATTCTCACCTCCTTTCTAAATAGAAAAATGATTTCCTATTTTCATCATTTAGATTAAGCTGTCTTTTCTCCAAGTTTCAGCTTGTACCATTCAAGATGGCATTTACGCTGTTCGTAATCAGGAACTGCAACCAGCAATCCTACATCAACCTTTTGCAAAGTTTCCATAAGCTGTATCTGTTCATCAGTAAGATATGGTCTTATACTTTTTCCCTTTTCAATACCGTGTGCTTGTCTAAATTGCTTTGCGGACATTCCAGTTACAATACGGTTAATCATATCGCACTCATTGCTGAAATGATACGGCTTTGGATTATCGTGCAGTAACTTGATGTTTTCTGTCAGCAGAGGAAACTCTTTTCTTGCTTCTACAAGTGTTTTTATAAAGCGTTCCATTTCGTTAAATCGTTTAATATACAGTTCTTTGAAATGAGCCGCTTTCTTTCCTCTATAGCCCATTGCAAGAAATACAAATCCGTCACGGGTCATATAGTAACAAGGTTGTTTCTTGCCCTGCTCATTCTTGTAGAAGGACTGTCCAAAGTTGAACAGTCGAAATTCTTCTGAACAATCAAGTTCACGAATATCACGCAGTACCTTATTATGCTCTTTTTCAAAGAATTTCGCTACATACAAACTATCAACCCTTGCTGTATCGTGATTATCTGCGAACACGCCATAGTTATCCTTAGGAATTAGTTCTTTCATTTATCATTGTCCTTTCTACTTTAAGTGGATTTAGATTGTAAAAAAATATCATTTAATGATATTTTATAAATCTTGCAGAGTTCTTTCATTTGAATTACATCTGGTGATGTTCTACCTTTTTCCCAATTTATAAGTGTTGATTTACTTATTTTTAAGATGTTAGCGACACTCTGTTGAGATAATTCTGCGTAACTCTTGCTGCTTTAAGTGATATTTGCATTGTATCACCTCCCATCGCAAATCTATTATATTCTACTTTAAGTGGAATGTCAATACTTAAAGTAGATTTTTTTTGAAAAAATATTGATTTTTTCTTCATAAAGTGTATAATAAAACCAAAGGAGTGACTTTAATATGCCTGAAAATGAATTAAAAATGATATTTTCAAAAAATTTAAATCATTATTTATCCGAATCTGGAGAAAATCAAGTAGAGGTTGCAAAAAAATTAGGAATAAGCATTTCTACTTTTTCAAGTTGGTGCACAGGGCAAAGAATGCCAAGAATGGACAAAATTGAAATGCTTGCTAATTATTTTGGAATAGAAAAATCAGATTTAATTGAAGATAGCATTGATAAATCAAAAAGTAACCAAGCATTTTTTAGATTAAAAAAGGGGTTAGAGCCATATAATATAGATTCTGATGACGCAGACTTTATATTAGATGTATTTAAAGCACATAAAAAACGAAACGAAGATTAGTGAGGTGCATGCATAAATAGTTCAAACTATAGCGCAAAATACGAATTATATAAATTTATTTCATTTTTTAAACAAGTTTATAAAATTTACAAATATCTTGTTGACACAATCCAAATTTGTAACGATGATGATACAACAGTTCTATGCATGCATAATTTTAAGACTATTGGTTTTTGCGGAGCAGCATTTCCTGGGGATAAAAAAGATACAATAATTCTTAACTCAAACAGAAGTCCAAAACAATTAAACTTTGATTGTGGTCATGAAATTATCCATTTAATAAAACATAAAGAACAAGTAGACGGAACATTTACTTGTTTTGAAAAAAAGCAAAATTCTTTTTTAGAATGGGAAGCAAACGAAGGCTCCGCAGAATTACTTATGCCATACCGTGAACTTCTTCCAATTTTAAAATTAAATTGGGATTATCTGAATTCAAGCTCTAAAATTTATGAATTTAAGGAAGCCCTATCACAAAAGTTTATGGCACCTCCTGCTACGGTTGAAATTAGAATTTCAAATTTAAAATACGAAACATACCAATATTTAAACGGCGTTGATTTAGACAATATTGAAATATTATCTAATAAACAACAAAAATCCAGAGGGATATGTGTCGAATCTCTTAATGATATACATAAAACACTTCAAGCAAGGGAAGAATTTAAAATATTTATTCAAAAACCAATAACAAAATCAAATCCGCCTTTGGAAGCTATAATCTAAAATAAAAAAAGTTCCTAATAGCAAATAAATGAAACTATCGTGTTGTTTATGAAGTTAATCACGATATTCTACTTGTAACTGTGTAAGATGCAGGCAACAGAGGTCAAATATACAATTCAATTTAGCAATAAAAAACCGCTCCCACCGAGTACCAGTCGGCGAGAGCGGAAACCATTACAACGGGTGCAATGATATAAAGATAAATTGGTCGTTTATCTTTATAATAATACCATAGCTCTTGTAATTTTTCAACTGATTTATTACAAGGGATTTTTGCACCCTTTTTTAAGAAAAGGAGTGTTAATTATGCCAATCACAAAGGTAGCAGGCAAGAAAAACGGTAAACAAAAATACCGTGTACGAGTAAATTATACAGACAGCCTTGGTAAAGCTCAACAGATAGAGCGTACTGCATACGGACTTGATGAGGCAAAAGAAATTGAGCAAGAACTGCGATTAAAGGTTACCGAGCGTGTTTCTGGCGAGGGGCTAACAGTATCAGAGTTGATGGAAGAGTACCTCAAAGCTAAGAGTACAGAAACACGAGAAAGCACACTTGATAAATCAAAACGTATATTAAAATATCATGTGATACCTCATCTTGGCGAATACAAGCTCAAAAAGCTAACCGTACCAGTGTTGCAAAAATGGAAAATGCGCATCAGCGAAAAAGATTTAGCCGTTACAACACGACAAAATATATATGCTGAATTTAGAGCTTTACTCAATTACGCCGTAAAGATGGAATATATTCCAACAAACACACTTTTAAAAATAGGTAACTTTAAAACTACTTTGGAAAGCGAAACTAAACATACAATATCATACTATATAGCTGATGAATTTAAACAGTTTATTTCTGCCGCTCGGACCTGTGCAGAATCTGCACAAGCTAACGGAAACTATTTTGAGTGGAATTACTATGTATTTTTTGCAATAGCCTTTTATACAGGTATGCGTAAAGGTGAAATACACGGTTTAAGATGGTCAGATATTGATGGCAAATATATTTCCGTTAAACGCAGTATCTCTCAGAAAGTTAAGGGGGACGATAGAATAACCCCTCCAAAGAATAAATCATCAATTCGCACTCTGCAAATTCCAAAACCTTTAATTGAAATATTAAATGAGCATAAAGAGCGTTGTAAGATATTTGACGGCTTTTCAGAAGAAAATTACATCTGTGGCGCTAATAAGCCTCTAAGAGATTCAACGATTCAAAAGAGGAATATTAAATTTGCCCAGCTTGCTGGTATCAAAACAATACGCATACATGATTTCAGACATTCTCACGCTTCACTTTTAGCGAACGAGGGAATTAACATTCAAGAAGTTGCCAGAAGGCTTGGTCATTCTGATGTTGAAATGACTTGGAATACATATTCACATTTGTATCCTCGTGAGGAGGAAAGAGCTGTCGCTGTACTTGATGAAATTATATTGAAGCTTGAATAATTCGGGGATTTTTCGGGGATAAACAAAAATAAATCCGCATAAACAGCTTGCTTATGCGGATTTATCATATCTTGGTGGAGCAGGGGTGCTCAAGGATGAACACCCCTCCGAAGCTCCGGTTTCGCCTTCAAATGCCGTTTCTATATCATCCAGTGGGATATTGTCAATGCTCAACGGCTTTTTGCTGGCGTTGATGATGAGGGTAAAGTGGGCGTCATACAGATAGATGGAATGAACAAAGATATTGATGATAGCTCGGCGCTTGTTCACATCGTCGGCGGGCATCTCGCAGACATAGTCCAGAAACGCCAGAATCTGTGCCTCCGTCAGCGTGATCTTCTTGTTTTCCTCGATGGCGAGCTGCGCCTCCAGCTCCGCCTTTTCCGCCATGCGCTTGTTGAGTCGATCCGTCAGCATCTCCACGGCCTGCCCCTGCTCAATGGCTTTCCAGAGATTCTCAATGGCCGTATCCGCCTCTCGGATCGCCTTTTTCAGCGCCTTGGCGGTCAGGTTATCCGGGCTTTTGGTGCACTCCTCAGCCACTTTCTTGGCAATGAAGCGATTTTCTCCTCGGTCAGCATTTTCAAACACTCGTTGACCACACGGTCTTCGATATAGGACTTGCTGACGATCTTCTTGCCGCACTTTTTCCTGCGGGCGTTTTTGCACATATAGTAGTGATATTGCTTGCCGGTCTTGCTGGTGCCGCCGTAGCCCACCATCATTTCCTTGCAGTGTCCGCAGAACAGCTTTGTGGTCAGCAGGTATTCGCCCTCGCCGTGAGTTCGGGCCGGCGCACTTTTGTTTTTGCTCATCATCGATTGCACCCGGTAAAATAGGTCATCATCCAGAATGCGAGGCATCCCGCCGGGTGTTTCCTTTCCTTTG